TTCATTCGGTGATAATATCCTAGACGGCGGTGGTCGTTGGGAAACCGCTGGTTCAATCAAGGGTGGTCGTGTCGTGTTCGGTGCTTTAGCACTAGAGCGTGAAACAATTCTTGACCCTAATGGTGTATCAGATAAGGTAAAAACTTATTTGCTCATCAACACATCACACGATGGTTCAATCGCTATTCAAGCAAGCATCACGCCAGTTCGTGTCGTATGCGCTAACACTCTTAACCTTGCGCTTGGTGGCGTAGGTCGTAAGAAGAATAAGGGCATCAAGCAATCTTTCAAGATTCGCCACACTCAGACCGCTAACGGCAAAGTTCAGATTGCTCGTGAAACTCTTGGTCTTGCTAATGCTTATATGGACGAATTTGATATTATGGCTAAGGCTATGATTGAAAAAGAAGTTAGCGCCATTGACTTTAACAAAATCATTCTTGCTGCTTACCCAAAGCCTGAAAAAGATGCTAAGGGTTCAAGCAAGAAATGGGAAAACAAGGTAGATATGATTAACGATATTTACACTGGTGAATTTAATGGTATGATTGCTGGTAATGCTTGGGGTGCGTTCAATGCGCTAACTGAGCGACTTGACTGGTATCGTTCTGCTCGTGGTGGCAATAACGAATCCATTCTCGCATCAGCATCAGGATTTGACCCTGCTATCAACGCAGAAAAAAATCGTTTGCTAAAAGTAGTTCAGAATGTTATGTCTTTAGCATAACAAAAAAATTCCTGAGCAAGAATTAAAACTGCTCACCATTAGGTCCGTTAGAATAGTTGGTTAGTTCGCTACCCTGTCACGGTAGAGGTCACGGGTTCAAGTCCCGTACGGATCGCAAGTAAATAAATATGCACTGCAATGCATAAAAATTGCACGTGCCCCAAACCAGACAAATCGGACATAAAAATGTCAAATTAAAAAATCTTTACGAAGACTATAAAAGATCCCCCAAAATGTCAAACCAAAAAATCTTTACGATAGAGTTGACATTTTCCCTAGATTATGCGATAATTAATATATGACCAAACAAGTGGCAATATATGAAATGAACTACTCCGTCTCACCTGGTGGTATTGACTGCTGGGAAGCAACCATTCAAGGTTATGGGGAGAGCACTACCGCCTCTGACTTTAAGACTGCTGGAGAGGCCCTTAATTGGGTGCTTGACAGATACCCTGCCGAAATGCTAGAATTAGTAGTAACCTCACACCAAGCCTACGAAAAGGAATATGTATGACCCTAGAAACAGAAACAATGGAAGACCCAACAATGTATGCAGATTACTATTCTTGTGATCTTGCTATCTCTATTACAAATATCAAGGCTAAGAATAGACACCACGCAGAAGCCGTTATGCAAACCTTCATAGACGAGATTGCCAAGGTAATGTCTGATGAACTTAGTTGGGACGATGCCCAATGGGATATAGAAGAAAATGTATTCCTACCTGAACTAGGGGAGTGGCACACAAAATGAACACCATAGACGAACTAATCAATGAGATTTATGAGGACAATTTCTCTCACCTAGAGTTTGATGAAAATATGGGGGGAGAGGATTGTGACTGTCACATCCACATCACTCTTAATACTATGGCTAAGTATGCTGGGATAGAGGTAGGATAATGCCACTAGTGGGATATGAAGAAGTAGATGCACTAGATATGATCTTGGGTGTTCAATCACTTATGATTAATGTTAATCCTGATCAAGATCCTTGGCTACACAATACCCTGTGGAAAACCAAAGACTTCCTTGAAGGACTAATGGCAGAAGGATATTTCTAATTTGTCAGTGGTCTCCGCTATAATTAATATATAACCCAAACAAAGGACCCAAATGAAAATCAAGATATCGAAAGAGCATAAAGAAGAACTGCAAGACCAAGCAGACCAAATCGTATACTTTGAGGCCTCTATGTCTAATGAGGATGATGCAGTCAAAGGAACATACCTAAGACTTGTAGAGATTTACAAGGTTGCATACGAGGCTGGAGCAAATAGCAAATGAAAGTTAAAATAGCCATTGAACAGATTGTAGATATTGATGAAGCAATGTCTAATGATATAGGGTTTGAACTCTATGGTCCACCTGATATGAGCACTGAGGATAAGGTTGATTATCTTATTGCTCGTTTTGTTGAGGACATTGATACCCTTGTTAAGTATGATGAAGTAATCCACCAAGTATCAGTAGAATATATAGAGGACTAATGAACATTCAATCCCGTGAAATTACATACCGCACCATTGTTGAGCAAATCTTCTTTGAAGACGGCACAGAGTTAGTAGTAACAACTGGCTGGCCTGAAGGTGGCGGTGGAGACTTTGATGTTAAATTAGATTGGGTAGAAGGCGAAGCGCCTGAATGGGCAAAGGAGTATGTTCACAATGTGGAGTAAGTATACATTTGTTTGCGATCCTGATGAGTGTGATGCTCTTGTTGAATTTACCGCTAGGGATGACTTTGGCTTCCCCCTGGGGGTAGTGGAAATGAAATGCCCTTGTGGTAGGATGCTAAACTATATTAGTTATGAAGAAGCCTATGCTCCGATCATTACAGATGTGAGCAAGGTCACACCCCGTGAAGTTGTAAAAATCAACTCAAACCCGTATACTTTATAGTATGGACCTAAATACATTCAAAGAATATATACGCCTGCATGAGATTAGCCTTTTGCAGGATGCAGACAAACTACAAAACCTAATGGACACATTTGAGGGTGACTATGACTCTGATGAGTATCGTGACCTAGAGATTGATGACATGCATAATACAGGTGAACTTATTGCTACCCGCCATTTCTTGTCAGTGCTAGAGGGTAGAATATAACTATGGAAACCACACAACTAGACCCACGACTACAACTAGCAGTTAATATGGGAGTATCAGGAACTGATATCCTACACGGAGAACTTAAGAACCTAATGCTTGAGGCTGAGACTGAATACCTTGAGATTGAAAAGGAAGAGCGTGAGGGTGGCTACTCTGACGCAATGCTTTCTATGGACCGCACACGAGCAGAAGGAAGGCTTGACGCTTATGTGGAAGTATATAATCTAACATATGCTTTAGCCTTTGCTATTGCAGATAGGATAAAGAGCCGTGGATAACTTTATTGAAATGGACTTTGATGACTGGTGTGACACATACAAGCCAATCAAAAATCATATAGATACTAACGCCTCCTTTAATGGTGAGATGTTTGAAACCTATGGCGATGAGGTTGCCTTTGTTAAAGAGCAGCCAGAGGACCGTATCTGGATGTATGGTGATGGCGACGATGGTGGCTCATATATCTGGAGCGGCTGGGGATTTGTAAATAGACTAGGATACTTCATTACTGAAGTTCCTTGCCCACCCAACACAACAATTCAAATCAGAGTTAGTTATAACTGGTTCTACTGTGAGAACTGTGGAGCAGAGTTTGAGGACCCTGATAATACTGTTAGAGATGCCTTTGATGAGGCAGACTTGCCAAAATGCCCTCAGTGTGCTACACTTGAAGAAATGACCCTAGTAGGATTGGAAACAAAATGACACAAATAGTAATAGATGAACTAAGATTAGTAGGCTCCTTCGCTGTGGACAGCGGTCAAGCAATGGTGGGAGACCCTTGCTACCTTGACGGCTGGAATACTAACGAAGGCGAGGAATGGGACCTAGAAGGCAAGATGTATGAATACTCTTATCAGGGTGCCAGTGCTACAACGCTTGCCAATAATGCTGGAGAACTAGGCATTGGTAAAGCAATTGTATTTAATACGGGCTATGGTGACGGATACTACCCTGTGTATATTCAGTTAAATGATGATGGCCGTGTATCTAAGGTTGTCATTGACTTTGAGGGCGACCTAGATGAGGAGCAAGACTAATGGGAGCACGGATTAACTATGTATTTCAAGACAGTGAGAAGGGCCCTAGGGTAGTTCTCTATAGTCATTGGGGCGAGACCGAATGGCAGCGGGACCTAGCAATGGCGCTGCAGCATTCAAAGCCTAGATGGTTTGATTCAGCATATGGAACACGGATGATCATAAGTTATCTTATTAATGGTTCAGTATTGGATGAGCACGGATTTGGTATATATGCAATTGACAATGATGGCCTGGACCTAGGTGAGAAAACGGTCCTAGTCGACTTTGTTACTAAGACTGTTACTGATAATGTCTCTGTGCCCTTTGATAAATTTGTTGAGGCCTATCGGCCAACCCGCAGTGGTGTTGCAGATTTAGTTGAGCAAATCTAGGTATTGGGTCACCTAGATTAATCGGGTGGAAGGGGCAGGCGTGGGGCTTGCTCTTTCCCCCACTTTTTGATACAATGGATACAAGGGAGAACTATGCGTATAAGCAGACGAATTACAGATGAGGAAAAGATTGCCAATAAAATGGGCAACATTATTGCTGACCTCAGAGTTGATTTGGAATTGGTCGGGGAATACTTAGCAAAATCTCAGCCCTATGTAGTGTATAATCGATTACAGGTAATAGCAGAGTCAGCCAAAGAAACTAAGGAAGGAACAAATTATGCCAACAACGGATTTTGATAGCAAGGCTTTAATCCTTGGACAACTATGGGTTAATTTTAAAAAGGATGACGAGTGGTCAGATTTTATGGAGTATAACGATTTAGGTTTGCCACTTGCTTTTGGTTTTGCTGAAGGAATAATTAATCACACACCAACACTAGAACAATACATCAACGAAACTTGGGATTTGTTTATTGAAGGTTTGGGAATTCAAGACGAAGGCTACGCACGACTTGAAGATATTTTTGTTGACGAATAATCAGTGACCCGAAAGGGCACGTGCCATACTTTTATCAAATTGTCAAACCACCAAACCTTATTACGATCCAAACCTTTATATCCCCAAACCAGGACATTACGAACCTTCAAATCTTTCCCCCTGCTGAACTTATACCATAGTTTGTAAGGTTTGTCAAACCCTTTTATATGGTGTTATAATAAATATATGAGCCCTAAACATCACTTTGCAGAATATGCCAAAAGAGATCCTAAACAATATCAGGCTTTCTCAGATAACATGTGGAACTCATTTGTTACTGTTACACATGCTATAGGTTTGAATAGATTCTTTACATTTACCCCCGAATTTTTGCAGGCCCGTGAAATTGAGCAGGCCACAGGCCGCTTCGCCGAAGGCGAAATCCCAGGGGATCAAGAGCAAACCATACAAGAACAAACCCCTATAGAATAACAAACCATTATCTCCTGGTTTCTTTAAATAACATAAAGGTTTGTTAAAAAAACATTACGATTATCGACAATTTCTCCCTGGTTTTGGGAGATTTTTTTATGGGGTTTTAAGGTTTGAAAGGACTTGACAAACCATTATATCTGTGATATCATCCGCAGCGGGATAGGAAGGTTTGAGGTTTGACAATATGAAGGTTTTGTGATAAGGCCCCTCTCTCCAAAAAAAGATTACGAACGCATCGTTAAAAGCGCTCCCTACTCCACTATCCTCCACAATGCTCCACTTCTAGAGTGTCTAATAATATTATCAGTAAGATTAATCTGTGGATAACTTGTGGATAACTCTGTTGAAAACCATGATATACTAAACATATGACAACAGACCCAACAACAGAACACGAACTCAGTGACATTAAATGCACTCAATGTTACTACCTATTGGCTATCGATCCAGATAAGCCTGATGCTCCATACTACTGTCCAACCTGTGGATAACTCTGATATACTTTATGTATGAAACCTTTCCTAATCATCATGCTTGGCCTATTCATATTTCTTAACTATATGGCCTACCTACAACAGATAAGGATGACTGGATAATGTTAGATGTCTTATGCTTTGACTGTGGGGGTATGTTCCAAGTACCTTATGGAACCTCAAACCCTACATCCAAGTGTCCAAAATGCCAGGGTAAATAAAGATTACGATACATCCTTTATAGCCCTATTGACCATACGGATCAAACCTTTTCGAGTTATCTTCGACGCATCAAATGTCTCCGTATAACCCCCTTGTGGCATATCCGCCTTATCCAGGAAATGTCCATACTTGGAAGTAAGGGTTTGTACTACTAGGGATTCTATTGCTCTTGCTTTATCCCGTTCGGAAAATGCCCAATACTTAATCAATATCCAACCCTTGGTCCTATGGCTTGCAAACCTTCTACCTGAGACATCAGATATCCCTATTTTGACAGCCTTATACACAGGGCTATAGAGTATATATAGTAGGGTCATTAGTCTATTATACTTTATCCCCCGCAGAATATGCTAGAATGGTTTTATGGATTATTCGATAGTTACCCTGCCTAGAGTTGGCTCAAACTATCTTCAAGACAGGATACTACAACATACTGGTTTGTTTGTGGAAAGGTTTCATACTCTTCAAAATAACAAAATGATAACGATAGCCAGAGATCCAGTAGAGTTTCTGGCATCTGAGGTTTCTATGAGATACTTTTACGATACCTCAAGTACTACTTTAGACAAGTTAGTTAATAATAATTTAAGGAGTCTTTGGCTAAACGATTACTCTAAGTACTTTACTGGCACAGATGATATGACTATGATTGATCAATTTGATATTATAATAGATTACGATAGACTAATAAATTTCCCCGTTGAAACGATCAAGGCCATAGCCATTAAGATGGATGTTGAGATCATCACTGAGGGCTATGAGTCTGGTCGACTTAAGGACTACGCTGAACATGGCCATATGATATCTAGCAAGAAGGTTAGAGAGTATGAGATGATTAGAAAATATATAGAAGATACAGACCTATCCAAACTATATGACATTTATAATGCCATGCTAGATAAATCCATACATTGACAAACCAGCCAAACCAGGCTATAATTAAGATATGATCAATATGGAGATACCTGACCCATTTACAGCATTTCGTATAGAAAAATATAATCGCACAAAAGGATTACGATATGACTTCTTTTCTGGCGAATGGGACATGGAGTGTGCTGCATGCGGTGAACCTCTCAGTGCCCCGAACAAAAAAACTATGACCAAGATTCGTCTATACCATACAAGAAATGAGTGCCTAGGTGGATACTGAAGAAACCTTCGATCAAGAGTTTACTGTTGAAGACATTACGAACGCCATTGTAGAACAGGCTAAGGCTGAGGTTAAGGCTAGGTATGGTAATAAGAAAAGACATCGCCAATGAGAAAGTGTTATGCCAAAAAGAATAATGGCAAAACCTGCTTTGCAAATACAACTGGCTCAAATCATTTTTGCCACATTCACGATCCTAATGGAAAGTTCAGACAACAACTAAAGCGTAAGGGTATGGGCAAGGATTATGTTGTTAGGTGTGACCATACTTGGTATATGAGAGAGCATGGGATTACCTGTACAAGATGTCTAATGATTTGGGAGAGTGATGAGGATAATAGTCTGTCCAATTTGTAAGAAGGAATGGGATCTTAGATGGGGTATCTTTGGGCATGATTCCCTTGCTCGGCATATGAAGGCTACTCACCAATAGTGCCCGTATAGGGCATATAGAGGTTTATAACTTCTATTTTGCGCCGAACTTTAAAGATTTTTTCGTAGTGTATAATGGTTATATGGCATACATAGTTAACAATCAAGCAGTGGGAAACCACCCAGGAGAAATCGAAAGAACCCCAGCGTATCTTGAATTTTTTCAAAAAATCGGCAATTCTGCAGACAACATAAAAGTTATACCAAATTTTCTTTCTTCTGAAGAGATTGACTATCTTCTTAGCCATATTCAAGAAACTAGAAGAATTAGTTTTGTTTCTCAAAAAGACGACAAAGATAATCCTGTTGCATGGATTCACAACTATCAGGGCGTTATAGATAAATATAACATATTCGGTAGAGTTTTAGATGAAGTTAAAAAAGCATATAACCATGAAAATATAAAGAAGAAAGATCTTGACTATCTTAACATTGCAAGATGGGACAAGGGTACCAAACTAGCCCTACATGTTGACGATCTCGGATGGGTAACGGACAACCACCTACCTACACTTATATATCTTAATGATGACTATGAGGGTGGGGAACTAAGTTTTGCAACACACGATGTTACTATTAAGCCTAAGATTGGTGACCTCATTATGTTCCCTGGAAATATGTACTATGCCCATGAAGTAAAAGAAGTCCTGTCTGGTGTAAGATATACCGTGCCAATTTGGTTTACAATCCCATAGTGTATAATTGAATAATGACAAATAACTCAGAACCAAATCAAAAGAAAAGAAAACTTTTAGATGGCTCTGAGGTAAATGATTACGATCATCCAATCGATTTGATCTTGCACACAAAAGCACCTGGCAAATGGAAACTGATAGACCTTGAAACTGGTCAGGAGTATCTTGGATCAGATATATCACATGAAACATTTGGAGAACTTTTAAGAAGCAAAGTAGCAAAGGCCAAGATAGGGTCTTGGTTTAAAACAAAAGGAAGAGTAATAAAAAATGGATAATATAAATAAGCCCATAACATTTCACTGGATGTGGAGAAGGCACTGGCAGATAAATGACAGTATTGAAAACCTAGATCTTAATGGAATCCTTAAGATGGCCACAGAACTAGATGATGCTAATGTAAAATCTGTTTTGCTTCCTTACGGTCCAGGAGGCATAGACTTTTCCTTAGTTATACAAGAAGCGCTACAAAAAACAAACCAACTAATTATGACAATTGCTTTGCCAGCATACGGAACAAGCCCTGACTATGCTGCTAAAATTTGTGAAACATTAAACCGATTTGCTCCTGGAAGAATTGGTGTAAACCTTGTTGCTGGAAGATGGGGAGATGAAGGAAATGGTCCTGCAGAAAGAATAGTTCTAGAACACTATATGCACGATCCATCACTAATAGATACTCTTGAAAAAAGAGTTGCTATCTCTGCAGTCTGGATGGATAAGGTTATGGATTTGATGAAAACGCACCAACATAAGACACATATGGCTGTTGTTGGTTCTTCAGACACTACTATTGAAATAGCAAACAAGCATTGTGAGTATATTTATGTAGATGATAACTTACTATTTAGAGATCAATTTAAAAAGATTGATCTTAGTAGAGTAAAGCCAATAGTTATTATCGATCCTCTAATTATAAATCATCCCGACGAAGAGCAAAATGTTAGATACGATAAAAATGCACCAGTAAGAAAGCAGCATCACCATGTTAAAGGACCTATGGTTGATGTTGTTAGACAAATAAGACAGTTGTCTGAACAATTTGGAATATATGATTTTATGATACATACCGATCAAGAAGACATTAGCAAGTTGCTAGAATTAGTAAAAGATTTTAATAACATAGTTATCCCAGAACAAAAGAAGGTGGTAATATCTGAACTTACTATAGAAAACTTTACTAAGATTGGAAACAATCCTAATAATGTAAAAATCTTTAGTAACTATCTAAGTAAAGAAGAGTGCAACAACATTATAGAACTAATCAAGGGTACAGAGACAAGCAATAATCGTCCTCTACAGCCTGATAGCGCTGGAAAGCCTACCTTGTCTTTACTTTATTACGACTCACTAGACTATTCAGAAAGATATATACCTCAAATAAAATCTTTGGTGGAAGAAGAGTATGGTGTTAAACTAAAGCCAAGAAACTCTCGTTTTGCTGAATGGGTGCATAATAATAGTCCAGTAATTCCAATAGACGACTTAGGACATAAAGATTCAAACCATTTAGCAGGATGGGTATATCTTAATGACGATTACGATGGTGGAGAGTTGTCTTTTATTCATCAAGGTGTATCATTTAAGCCCAAGGCTGGCGATTTAGTTCTATTCCCTGGAAATATTCACTACTGGTATCATGTTGCTCCTGCAAATGGATCAAGATATATTATGCCACTGTGGTTTGATTTTGTTTAATGGTATAATTATTATATGAAGAAGTCTAAATGTTTTTTTTGTGATAAAGACGCAACGCATTTTGATATTGTCGTTAATCATTCCGACTATATTGTTGCTGATGTGTGCCTTGGTCACCTATCTATGGGCTTAGTGTCGTGAAATACAAACCGCATTTAAGCACATACCCAAGAAGCGGATCCCACTATTTTGATAGACTTTTTGAAAAAGAGTCAGGATTCCGTATTGAAAAAACTCATACAATTAATTGGGCATTTGATAAGGATCACAATAAGCAAAGGGTAATAATTACCATAGCAAGAGATCCTAGAGACAGCATTGCCTCATATATTGCAGCGGAACATCGTGGTGTTTATGAGGTTACATGGCAAAGAGTTAATCAAATTGTATCAGAATACATACTTCTTTATAGTTTTTTATATGAGCATGCAGACTATGTTATAGACTTTAATGATCTTGTTAAATACCCAGACACTACAATTAAAAAGTTAATAGAACTATTAGATATTAAGGAAGATGAGCATCATCTTTTTGATGGAGATTACGGACAGCCAGATCCCTTTTTTGTTGAGTCAAGCAAAGATTTGCCAGACTACAATAAAGATTTGTCAGATGATCTAAATATTGGTTTGTGCTATTATTATTACAACAAACTTTTAGAAAAAAAGATAATAATATAAAGATTTGACTAAACTATTACTTTAGGGTATACTGTATATATGGAACAATGGATTAACGACTATGCCCACTGGGTGCTTGCTATTATCGGCGTGTCTGGAATTTATTTTGTTGGAAGAAAAACAATTTGGGGCTGGTTTGTTTTATTATTTAATGAAACATTATGGACTGTTTATGGTCTAGTAACTAAGCAGTATGGATTTATTGTTAGTGCAGTAGCGTATGGACTTGTATATATAAAGTCATACATACACTGGAGAAGAGAAGAATGACTTTTCTGACAAGAGACATTTTAAGTTTTTATAAGTTTGATCAAAAAAGTGATAAAGAAAAAGACTATCTAATAAAAAACTTCACCAACACCAGCGAGTTTGGCTACTTTAAACCATATGCTAAAGATACTTTCTTTAAAGAGTGGAACCAAAAAGATCCTTTTGTTGGAACAGTTGATGAGCACAATACATACGAGATTAATCGTTTTGGTTGTCGTGGAGAAATTGATGACAATTCAGATGTTATTGCATCTGGTTGCTCTATAACTTTTGGAGTTGGAGTTCCAGAACCTGCTAGATGGACAAACTTTTTAGGTAATAGGATTAATAAAAGCATTGTTAATTTGGGCAGTCCTGGAGCATCTGTAGAAAGTATTTGTAATAATATTATTCAGTATTCCCTAAATAACAAAATGCCAAAAGAAATCTTTTGTTTGTTTCCAGACTTTTTTAGAAGTGTAGTTGTTATTGATAAGGAATTTTACAAATCAAAAAATGATAAAAACTTTCCTGATTGGGATCATTTAGAATTGACCTACTGCAATCCAAAAATTGATGAGTATAAAAGTTCTTTATTGATGGAAGTAAAAGATAAAAAATATGTAGAAGACGCAACTTCCCCACACCAACTAATTTTAAATTCTATAAACTCTATTTACATACTAGAATCATTCTGCTTGACAAGTGGCATAAAACTATATTGGACAACCTGGGACATAAATACTAACTTGCTTATGGAAGAACTTTTAAATATTAAAGATTTTAAATTAAAAAACTTCACATCATTCTTTCCTGCCAAATCAATTAAGCCTTGCAATACTTTTGTGCAAGATATTTGTAAGTCAGATCACAACTCTGAGTTTAAGGATAATTTCTGTTGGTCAGTTGGATCTGATTACTCAATCATTGATAGCAAAAAGACAACTGGCTATGCTCATCCAGGAATTCATTTTCAACATCATGTTGCAGATCTATTTTATAATTTGACACATAGAACACCGACTGATATAATTAAGATATGAATGTTGATCAATGTGAAGTATGTAGCCTAAGCAAAGAATCCGATTGGTTCTGGAATGCCCATCAAACAATGAGTGATGGAAAGATTTGGTGTGTCAATGCCAAAAGATCCTAAGATAATGACCATGGACTGGCGTAGTCTTGGCTATTGGCCTGTATGGAAAGATGGAAAGAAAGTCTGGGTACCTAAAGATGATAAATCATTCAACGAAGACACAAAGAACTAAGATACTGCCATTACGATGGATAGGCAATATGTGTGGAGAGTTTGCTGGTAACCATATTGTTAAGTGTGTGAATATGGACGAAGACGAAGAGTATGGGTGGAGATATAAGTACCATGCTTTTATGTGGAAATATCTTAATAAACCCTACGAATGGTGGGGAACATACTATATGATTGATATGGATGCGTGGAAGAAAAGTTTAGAAAAAATGAAGATTGACATGTCTGATTCAGGCTGGGATGACCTTGATGAGTTTGGTAAAGCCTACTGGGATAAAGATTAGGCTATTGCGCCTGATCCTGTCACAGATCCAGATCCAGTTACTGACTTGACACCATACGGTGCCCAGTTATCGTTACTTCCTCCACCCACTGCAGGTGGATATC